CATCATATTCGTACGAACCAAGTGGAAGTCCGTGACAGTCATGGGTTCTGAATGCAGACCGATGACGGTTGCATCATTGAACCACACTCCCTCGCCCCGTTTGTAGTTGGTGACATCAACTCCGTAAGATGCCTCGAGAGTTTCAATCGAATCGCCGGTGTACGATGTATGAAACACCACACCGATCTCGGCGTTCATGAGTTGTGACGCCAACACTGAGTCAGTTGGCACCCCGTACACGATTGTGTTAGGTTGGAAGGTGACGTATCGAACATTGTCGTAGGTTTCAAAGTTGAAATCCCGATGACCGGCAAAAAGCAAATCACCCTGAACGATTCCGGTGATTCCGAGATACCTGAGTTTTGAAAAGGCCCGACTCAGTTTCTGAGCGAGTTCACCCGGAAACATTCGGTGAATCTCATGGATCGTCTTGGCGATCTTGGGAGTCTTGTTGAACGCACTCTTGGTGCTGATGAAGAACTTTCCATCACTCGGATCGGTTCCCACAACGATGGCAGGAGCGCCATCCCACTTCATGGTTATTCGTGGTGAGATGTGTTGTGAACCCGTGAGGATTTCCGCCACATCCATGATTGTTCCAATCGCGTACTTGACGCCATCACCTTTGTCATAAAAGCATTGATCTTCCAAATGCCGCATGTGTATGTTCTTGCCCATGATGAATTGTACTCTTTTTCGAGTCAGATGTAAAGGTATTATTTCTTGGTCTTGATCTTGATGTCGTTGGGATATTCACCGGTCGCGGAGTTTCGTACCTCGATCTTGTATTCGTGCCGCGCATTAGAACAAAGGATCGTGATTTGCTTGGTCTTCTCCGAAGGGTACGTAATGTTAGTGACTTGAATGTTGCTCGAAAGTTCGTCGAGCTTTTTCCCATCGAGCCAGAACACAACCCAACCCGCTGTCTTCTTGCGAACGTAGAAGTAATTCATTCCCCATGCCCGTTCAAAGATTTCCTTGATTTTTCGAGGATTCGCCTTGGGAACTTCGTGTCGATTCCGCACGATTGCAATATCGTTACGGACGTCAAACCCGGCCTGCACTTCGTTCAGATCAACTCCGAATGCACTCAAGAATTCGCCACCCTTTGAGTTGTACACGAGGTCACCGGCTTTTGTGAAAAGCGAACCAGCACCTGAGTACGAACTGAACGTATTTCCCGTAGCGTTCTTCAACGAGATGTACCATTCCTTCTTGGACGCGTCCTTCAACACGATGTCACCAATCACCTCGCCGAGTTTTTCAATCGGAACACCTTCCTTCTTCGTGGTCCCAACTCGTTTCTTGGCGGATACGATTTCCACATTGGCGAAATCGCGATTCTCCTTGTTCATCTGCTTGAGCAAGTCCTGGTACTGAGTGCTCTGCTTTCCGGTCTTGAAGAACTTCGCGAGGTCGGCAATAGTCTGGGCCTCGAACTTTTCTCCGGCGTTCATTCCCATCGCAATCACGAGGTCAACGAGTTTGCCGGATGTGACAAAGGTGAAACTCGGGAACTTCGAACTGTTCGCCGACACCTTGTTGAACTTTACCTGCGCCGCGCCTTGACTTCGTCGGGTGAGGTCAGCCAAAAACTTGGCAACCCGCTTAGACGTGTCGTGGTGTTTATTGATGAGTTGGAGTCGATACTCACGTTGGATCTTGGAACCCGATCCTGGTTTACCTGATAACATCTTTGGCGCAACCTGATAGTTGTAGGGTTTCAGAATTCCATTCAACCAAATGCCGAATCGCTTCGGATCGAACTTTTCAAACTTAGGCATGGGATAACAAGTTAGGATTATGCAGAGGTAGAGATACGAAAAGATTTCAAACGCGAACTTACGTAATGCGCCATTGGCACCATTTGTAACGGCCGGCGTAGTTGTTTTCTTCGACCCACATGATGAAGAGGCCTTTCTCACGACCGTTCGCTTCGATTTCCCAGGGGAGCTCCCAGTAATTTCCGGTGCCGGTATTGAACATTTTGTTTTTCCACTTCTGGACATGATAACAGTTTGTATAACGAAGTTCTCCTGTCGCGTATTGTTTTACATGGACACATTCATGCGCCAATGTACGAAGCATTTCTCCAAGTTTATACGAACTATCGAGACTAATTGTGAATTCATGATGAGGATGATTATCTTCAACTGCCAGTTGCCCCGCGGCCTCTTCGTTGTCGATGAGCTTTCGAACGATCTCAATCGTTATCTGCATGCTCTTGTGTCGCGGAACCAATTTGCGAAGGTAGAACTCACATGCACTTCGAATAAACCCAGCCTTGCGTTCGCTTCGGCATCCGGTGATTTCGATATCGATCATACCTTGAGATTGTCAAAATTCGGCGTTGGTTTGATTGATGATTTTCGACCATTCGAAGAGAATGGTGTCTGCTTGGTTGGGGAAGATTGTTGAGTCGTACTCATAACATTAGCGGTAGGATCGTCTAGGTCGTATAGACGCATTCTACTTCTATCTACTCCAAGCATAAATCTCTTGTTATCTACGGAATTGTTGTATCGATTCTTGAGTTGCTTAATCAGAATCTGATTCATCTTCTCGAGTTGTTCCGTCGAAATCAACGCCAGCATCAAATCCGCCGTTCCGGGAAGTCCCCAAGATTCTGAAGTTTCGGTGAGACCGAAATCCGAGTCGTTGAAACCATCCCGCGTAACTTGGGTTGCACTCCAAATTGGAATGTTGAACTCAACACCAAGACCTCGAAATTCTTCAGCAATGGCCTTGACCAAAGTGTACGAATTCACATTTCCTCCGAGGCCTCGAATACGAGATGACGTACAAATGTTGATGTAGTCGATGTAGACAATGTCCGGGATGAAGTTCTTCTTGAGTTTCAACTCATTCAGAAGAGCTCGAAAGTGTCCGACGTGTGCTGACCCGGTTGGATACTCCTTGATGATGAGTTTCCCGTGAGACTTCTCCTTGATCTTCGCAATCTTGGAATTGAATTGTTCACGAGTAAGATCGATAATCTTGTCCATCGTGGTGTCGAGAAGATTGGCGTCAATGCGTTCGGCAATTGACTCCTCAGACATTTCCATCGTGATGTAGAGGACGTTACGCCCCATCGCCAAGTCGTCCGCAGCAAGGTGACACATCGCCATGGACTTCCCGACCGCGGTCCCGGCCAGAAGAATGTTCAGGGTTTTACGTTTAAGACCTCCGCCGGTGATCACATTCAACATGTGAAGTGAGAACGGAATACGATTTGACAGAGTGTGGTAGAACTCGTACCGGCTTTCAGCATCGACTAGATAGTCGTGACCGACGTTCGTGTCAAAGGTGACACCCAGAGCGTTCTGTAGAATTTCCGGGATAGCACCTTCGGAGTGAGTCTTGCTTTTCCCGTCGATGATTGCAATCGATTCCATGATGGCCAGGAACAAAGCACGTTCCTTACACCACTTCTCGGCAGCATCACAAATCCAATCGAGGTTGATGTCCTTCTCAACCCGACCACATTCCCGGATCAAATCCAGACACGCCGAGTAGTTCTTTTCGTTGGCGGCTGGAGATTTCTCAAACTCGGTCTCGAGAATGAGGGGAGTTGGAAGCTTGTTATATTTCCCGATGAAATCAAGACCGATGTCGTATACGATTCGATGTTCGGCGTCGAAATACTCCGGTTTGATGTGGGGCATAGCCCGCCGGCAAAACGCATCCTGTGTGAAGCATTGGGAGAGAATCGTGGTCTGGAGATTTGGTATCGTCGGTGTTTGGTCGGTTTCCATTAAATGCTTCTGGTGGAATTTCTTCGAGAATAATTTTGGTTAGAGGACTATCCTGAATCCCGCAAATCACAACGACGGGATCCAATTCAAACTTCCAACCTTTCGGAAATTTGCGGAAAATGTTATCGTAATTCTTCCGCCCCTGATCGCTCAAGGGTCTCGACTGTATGATCTGATTACTCATCGGGCGTTGGTAGTTTTCCCGTTTTGCCGTCCTTCTCCATGATGGATGTTAGGATTTGACCGATGTAGTTCTTGAATTCGGATGAGGTATAGATCTCCCGGCCTTCAGGATTTTCTTCAAGCGTGAACTGATATGTAACGTGTAGACGATCAAGCGCATGATCTTCGTGCAAGGTGACGACACCATAAGTGTATACAATCCCAGCCCAAGGTCCTCGAAGTAACCTCACGGAATACATGGGTGAATCGGGTTTTTCGACGAATTCGTAATCTCGTCCTTCGAGTATTGTAGTGTCACTCATTTCTTTGCTTTCGATTTTGCCTTTTCGCGGACTTCCTTCTTGGTTTCTTCGGGTGTTGGATCTTCGATCACGGCATCGGGTTCTTCCCGGAGCATTTCAACGTGACCCACACTGAACTTGTCCTCGACGTATTTCTTGAAGTTGGTCTTTTCGAAAACCACGTCCCAGAATCCACGACGAAGCATGTCGCACTCCTTAGTGTGTTCGGTCAGGATTTCCTGCGTTTCGGGATTGTAGCCGACGTAGTAGCTCTTACGAACTTTCATCGTAATCTTCCCGTCCTTCTTCTCTTCCTTCATCGCCGGGATTACGAACCCGCCTTCTTCGGCGACTTCATGGAGACCGGACCAACGTTGGATTCCTCCAGTCCAAGAAACACCAATCGGAATCTTGCTCTTCTCCTTGACGAAGCGGGACTTCTCGATGTTGATCACGAAGTGGTAACCGAGAATCTCGGTGCCTTCCTTGTCGGTGCGTCGCCCGATGATCCAGACGTTGTCGGCAGAATATGTTATCCCGGTTCCGCCGGACACGACGGCCTTACTGAACATTTCCTGAGTTTGGTAGGTGTGGCAAATAGCAAGACACGGGACGTCCTTGATGGTGAAATACGGAGTGATCATTCGAGTCAATGACTTCAGGGCCTTTGCCCGTGTCATGTCCGTCACCGTCTTTTGATTGAGTGCATCCTCGAGTTCTTTGATCGAGGCGGATGAACCGAGGGAGTCAACACACATGATGACCTTCTCACCACGAGTCATGTTGTCCAACTGACTCATCATCTCGAACTTCAGTTCCTCGATATTCTTGATCGGAACGTGAACAACCCGAGCAACGTCAATGCCAAAGGATTCGAAGTACGACTGGGGAGATCCGAACT